TGGCATAAAAATTCTGAATATCTTCACATTTTCACAAACTGACTGTGGCGCGTATAATTTCTCTGCGTTAATTTTTTTGTCGTGATATAAGAATAATTCCTTACACTTAATCTTCGTAACTCTCCCGCAGTTCCTGTCCGCGATCACTGCGGGATTTTTTTATTCTTTTTACCCCTGCCGCCCGATAACCACGACCT